CGGATTCTTTTTTTTTTCTTCCAGTCGTCGGTAGAGCCTAAAGGCCCCATTCCTTCTTCTCCGGGTCCCCAATTCTTTTCTCGAATTGGAGCCTCCTCCACACGCTAACGGAAACTCCACCTAGCGGCTCCATTTCCTCCACTATTGGTAGCTGCGCTGCTCGGGGTGGGGGTCCTGATGCGCTGCGTTGCCTCACTTCGTAACCGGTACTCGCTGGGAGTTTTAGTCGTGACGGTTATTTTTAACTGCCACGTTTGGATTATTTAGGCACGTTCTACTCGGAACTGTTCCGGTAAGACCAAAATGTTCCGTGTACGATTGATTTGGTACGATTGCTTTTTCAAAACAACGACGGAAGAGCTCATAAATTCGAAATGTGCAGAGCTTCAAGCATGGATTCCCCCACTCTTCGTACTTCTCAGGTCAATGAGTTTCTTAACTTTGGTGATCGCAATGTTCATGTCGACAACATCGTTCGTTTGCTCGACTTTCTCGTTGATGGCGGAAGCTTTACCCCTCAACAAGCCGATTTGTATTGGAATGCTCTTTACGAGCACTACCACCACGGAGTCTTGCCGGGAATGGAGCGCTTCCCATTGCCTGGAATTGATCGTGAACTCTACTTTTTGCCTGCCCTTACTGTCTTGTTTGACAACTATATTGATCCACCAACCCAGCTTGAGAGCATTCGCATTGAGTGGAGCGAGGAGGTGTTGTCTGACACTGATTCTCTTACCGATTCGGAGCTCTCTGATCTTGTTGGAGACATCATTGATCCTGACTCTGTCATTGATGAATGCCTTTTGGCGGTTATCAACGGCGAGCTCGGTGATGTTGGTGGTGATGTGGGACAAGATGATCTCTCTGATGCCTCGGACGGAACTGACACACTGTTTTAGGGTGCGAGATAAGACGATGAAGTGGCTATGCGACACATTTAATGACGATTTCATGTTCGCCGCGCGCGCATTCAAGCACAAGTTAGGTAGGAAATACGTTAAAAGACGTTAAAGTAATAAGAAAAGTGGTTATATGTCATTTACATTCGGTAATTAGCCCTAAAAGCCCTAATAGTCCTAACCTTAGTCAATCATCTCGATCTGTAAGTCCTCTGCACGAGGTACATACTCGATCAGATTGACCTTCGGCCTATTCTTGGCCTCAAGCATCATCTTCTGATACTTTCCAGTATCAGTCAATGACTTATACGCGTCCCTGTCACCTTGGGCCGCTTTGGCTGTTTTCTCTATAATTGCCGCCTTGCGTTTCACGACGTCAGCAATACCCGCTGCGGGGAGGAGAAATTCAGCCATCTCAGGTTGAGCGGCAGAGCCACCCAAAGCTAAAGGTTCTACAACCTTCGATACTTCACCGGCGACGTGTGCGGTATATTCAATGCCACGCATAATTGAATCCTTCACGCGCTTGGTTTCGCGCAGTGCCTGCTTGAATTTCGATTCGCGACGCTTATCCTGTTGTTTCACAGTCAACGCTGTATGGTATTCCTTCTTCACTGCTTGCACAGTGGGAATACGCATAAGTGCTGTAGCGGTCGGCTTCTTCGAAACGGGTTTTGCCTGGGATGGACGCGCATCAGTTCTGTTGCGCGACCAGGGTAATCGTCTTGCCGGATCGCGACTTACTACGTGACACCTTTCGCTTTTCTTTCTTGGGGGGGTCCCCGGTGTCCACGATCGAGAACGTGTGCGTCTCATAGTCGGCTGGGGACGTTTTTTGTATCGGTCCTTGAAGGGATCCGACCTCTTCTTGCGCGCTACGCGCTTTCTACGAGTTACGGTGCGCTTACGCGACCTACTACGGGGCTACAAACAAAACTAAATTAGAATTTCACACTAATTTACAAAATACTACATAGTCATCTTTGCTGCGTTCTGATCTGCACGCCTGGCTTGCATATGAACGCTATTCGCATTCGATCCGATAGTGTGACTCCGGGTATGAAAACGGGACTCCCGCTCCTCGTGGTCAAAAATTACTTCTTGATTGCTTACGCAATTCAAATGAAATCGTGAACCAAGAAACGGAGTAGTCCCAGTATTTTGCCGACAGTGCAAACGAATGTAAACCATATCGTAGGAACGATCCACGAACTGGTTAATCACGTCGTTAGCGTCATCGTGACCTAGCGAGAACTGTGCTTCATAGTTTGTCGTTTTATCGACAGCACTAATCGCAGCCCCTGCTAGCCGAATTTCATTCCGTTGCTGAATAAAATCGTGGTAATCACGCTGACCGTGACATTCGAACTGGACTCGATGCAAGTCCCGCAACAGGCCTGTTGAGTACGACTGTTCGTTTGCGAGTGTTTGCTGCGAGAGCAAACTGTTGATCAGACCGACCGGAGCAATAGTTCCATTATTGCCTCCCGGTTGAGTGGAATTATTACCAGTGGTCAAATACCAATCAACGTTTGTGTTCTCAGTCGTTACACGAACTGATTCCCACCAACCATCGTCTTGATCCACGGGATTAAGAAGCTTCAGCTGCAACCCAGTTGAGACAACACGCCAGAGCGCGTAGTTGTCTAAACCACGGACATTAGCAGCAGTGGTAGCATCCGCTAAGTCGTCCCAGTCCAATCCATTGGAACCGAAAAATGTTGGAATATAATAGGTACGACTACCCAAGTCGGCTTGGGCAGTTTCGTCAATTAAAATTCCGGAATTTTGACCAGGAAACAACAATATATGCATAGTATTGGCTCCCTCTGCGTTTCCAACTTCCTGGACTGTCTGGGTTGCAAACCCTAAAGATTCGTTGGCTTTCCCATCTGGAATCTTTGGCTGTGACGTCTTGTCACTGAACGGGTCGTGCATGACGTGCAGCTGATTCTTAATTTCATTAGCGCTCATTTTCTTACCTTTCTTCTTGCTGGCATTAACTTCGTTACAACAGGCGCTAAAGCAGAAAATTCTTAATCTTAATGTATCAACGACCTTTTCAAGTGCGGTGAACATTAATATGTGAGCACTATTGAATAGAGACAACCATCTTCGATTTTTTCCCCAATTTCTTTTCTTGGCCCCAATTTTTTTGGGGCCAGAAATTGGGGCCCGCGTTAATCGTCAATTTAACACGGGGTTGGCCCCAATCTGCTAGAATAATACTAACTAGCAGATTGGTTTTGTTGACTGGGCATGCCTCCGGCTGAGCGGCTACCGCCTTTAGCCTGCAGCAGGCCCGTTAATGATGGTGGTTGGCTCGCTCGTAGCAATGCCTAATTGTTTGCACGCGCGCCTGCACCGCTTCGCGCCAAAAGCTCACCAATGACACACGTTTCCAATGCCAAATGTTTTTGGCCGCAATCCATGTGATCACTTTTTTCATTTCTGAAAACTCAAAAAGCTTTTACACCATGTCAACGCCAACTTCTGCCTTCAACGCCATGCTCGATGATATCGGCATCGAAATCCAAGATGATATTTCGGCTCTATGCTCCACCCTTGCGGACCCGAGCGACGCTGAACCGGCACCACCGGTCCACGATGTAGACGATCTCCTTGCTTCTGTCGGACCCGATAAACGCAAAAAGATTCGTTCTGGATTGCTAACAATCCATCCGCCTTCTTCTCACCCAAGCTGGCTAAAGCCAGAAACCTGGTTCCCCCAATGTGATGACATTCTCGAAATTTGGTGTGCCAAATTCGAGAAGGGTGAAGATACAGGTAACCTTCATGTCCACATCTATTTTAAGTTGAAGCATTCCAACACCATCCGTTTTGAGTTACTCCAAAAGTGGATTACCAAACACGTCACTGGTTTTGACTTCAAGCCTCAGCGCTCTGCTACTAAAAATAGCACCCAGTGTGTTGTCAACTACGTTCTCAAGCCTGAAACGTCAGTTGGTGATCCTTTCATTTGGAACGCAAGCTGCGCTTTCGACCAAAAGACTTGGGATGCACGACACAAAGGCAAAGGCAAAAAGCAAGAGATCATCGACCACATCATGGCTCGTGACTGGACTTTGTCCTGGGCATCACTCGTTCACGAATCGGATGAATCCCGCGCTTTGCTTGCCGACTGTGGTTGGGGTAAGCGGTTCCAAGAAGATCGTGCTGCTGCGCAGCCCCGGCGTAAAATCAAAGATGTCGTCATTCTCTACGGTGCCGCTGGCACTGGTAAAACCACCATGGCTATGGACTGGGATTCCAAGCCAGACGAGACAACTAAAGCACGATACTATCGTAGGTCGTGTGACGAAGATTTCTGGGGTGGAGGAGCAACTGCCTATAACGGACAGCGCGTCATTCACTACGATGAATTCGGTGGACAAGAAAAGTTTGCCTCTCTAAAGGAGATCACTTCTATTGGACTCCCTGGTCCGCCAGTCAAAGTTAAGGGCTCTGGTCGCGACCTTAACCATGACACCGTTGTTTTTACCTCCAACGTGCACCCAGCTGGTTGGTACAAAGGAGTGTGGGCTAAAGACCCTCATCAATTTAAACCATTCCAGCGCCGTGTCACCAAGGTTTTGTTCTTCCCGCGCGAACGCCCAGATGGAACAGAAAATGTACCCTCCGATGGCAACCCTGCTCACTTCGTCGATCAGACTCCTGAGTGGGTTGCATTTGGTGATAACCTCGACTTGGCAATCGAGCACGCCGAAAGCTGTTGGCCTCTACCTGCCACCATCGAAGACGATGGTGGTGGTGCGTTCGCACCAGGGTTCAGTCTTACGTCTGAACCCGAACCTAAGCGTCGTAGGTTCTTTTAATTCTTAA